CCGCTAGGTATCTTGCCGCTAGTAAATCCCTTGTCCTTAATAAAGGCTTCGGTTCGCTCCCACTCAGTGAGTAGCCTGCTTGGGTCAAAGCGTATGTCTGCTAGATTAAGGTCGCCGAATGAGAAGTTGTCGGCGTTGGCGGTACTCAGTTGCTCAGTACCTACCCAGTCCTTCCACATTGGCAGGTCATGCAGACGGTCGAAGCTCTCGGCTACCTTCCACCGATACCCCTTAGAAGGCGGTAGAAGCGCGTAGCTGCCGTCGCCTCGGAAATCCAGCCCTGACGTTCTTGGCCAGTCTGCACCAGTCGAGTTATTGCCTGCTCTCGGGCCCCGTCTCTTGCCATCTTTAGGATGAGTAAACCAGAGGTGACATCCCCTCTTCGTCGATACCGAGATGGGCGAGCGCATTCCGCAGCTAATCGCCGCATTGAGCGCAGCATCATTATCGCAGTCAACAATGACGACGCCCGATATTTCTCCCGTAACAACCGCGATGTTGGCCTCGGGCCACATCGTAAACCAATCAGTGACTTCTTCTTCCGTAGGAAGACGGGTCTGGTAGTCCCTCCACTTAACTGCCGGACGCTTCGTGTCCGCGTGTATAGGGATGACTGATAACCCCTCATCCAGATATTCCAGAGCTGCGTTCAGGACTGCGTCTTTGGTCATTGGTGTTCCCCTCTATGTAATCATCAATACTAATAGTTGGCTGGCATTGCTTAATCCGCGCCAGCATGCGGCTTGAAATCATCCCTTGATTTATCCATCTGTAGGGCGTCGTCCTTGACACCCCTAACTGTTGCGCCAGAGCTGAGGCTCCGCCGCAATCAGCGACTAATCGTTCTATATCGAAAGACATTATATTGACACCCTTTGGTGATTATTAGTTGACACTGTAGTGCAAACATGACACCTTTAGGTCTCTTAATCAAGATTAAATTGAGGTTATTATGAAATTACGGAAACCAAGCGCCAGTAGTGCGCCCAAAACTCCCTTCACAAAACCTGTTACCGAATGGCACGCTGAGAAACGTGGCGGTGTCTGGTATGTGGAGAGCAAAGAGTTTCAGCAGTGGGTGAGTGAGGCTCACAAACTGGAAGAACAAATCGAGTCTCTTTCTGAGGCACGCAATGAAGCACTCCACCGCATTCGCGAAATGACTGTGAATGTAAAAGAGAATCCTGACGATGATGTCGACATGAGCGGACATGGCTTCGACGTCAAAGTCAAACGACGTAATCAGTTCCGTTGGGACAGCGTCAAACTGGAGGAGATATTTGCTCAGTCAAGCAATCTCCCCACCCACGTTAAGAAAAATCTAAGCGTGGACCGTCGTACATTTGAGACGGGGTTGACCGCAAGCGAGCAAGACGAGCTTCGGCCAGCATTAAATGTAGTTAGCCAAAAGTCCGCAGTAACCATAACTAGGAGCCGATGATGGGATTATTTAATTCAACATCTAACGCCGGAATGAAGCACCACAAGACGCTTCTTTACGGACACCACGGGTGGGGTAAGACCTACCAATGCCGCTACTATGCTGAAGAGTATGGTAAGGGGCTAATTATCTCTGGCGAGAGTGGTCTTGCCAGCCTGTCCGATGTGGACATTGATGTCGTTGACTTCGTTGGTTGGGACAGTAAGTACCACCCAAACCTCGAAGAGGGGCAATACTGCTTCAGAGACATTCTACGACTGGTCAAGAGTGACGAGTTTAAGAAGGAAGAGTACAAGTGGATTTGCATCGACAGCCTGACTGAGATGTCTGACCGCTGTATGGCGGACGTCGAAAAAGAGTTCGACAGCCCTACCGACATGCGTAAGTGGCAGGACTATGAGCGTCAGATGATTGGTGCGCTCAAGTTCATTCGTGACTTACCTTACGAAGTCTACGTCACGTGCCTCGCCAAAGAGGAAAAGAATGACAATGACGCCATTGAGTATTGGCCGATGGTCACGCAAACCAAGGTGGCCAAGAAGTTGCCAGCCTTGTTTGACCACGTCTTCTGTGGCCTACGTTCTACGGATGAAAGCAGTGGAGCTGTCACCGTATCTCGCCAAATCATTACCGACTCTGTGCGCGGATGGCATGGCAAAACCCGCGACCCTCGTGGTCGCCTCAAAGCCGTAGAAAAAAGCGGCAATGTTGTTGAGCTTCTCAAGCGTATGAGTAGCGACGACAGTCAACTGAAAGCAGCGGAGTAAAATATGTCTGATTGGAGTTTCGATAAAATTGACCTTGGTTCTGTGGATGAAGGTGGTGGACGCGCAACGCTCACCCCTGGAAATCACGCAGTGAAAGTATCTGAGGCAACTATCAAATCAACGAAGGCTGGCAACGGCAAATACATCGAGGTCAAACTCGCTAATGATGCAGGCCAGTATGTGATTGACCGCATTAACGTGGTCAACAAAAACCCAAAGGCACAGGAGATTGGTCTGTCCCGTCTCAAGTCTTTGCTTATGCACGGTGGTCACGCCACTCCTGATAAGCCAGGTGACATTGCGTCTCTGGTTGGTCTTGAGTTGGGTGTTCGTGTTGAGCAAGGCGATAGCTGGCGGGACTCGGATGGCAACACCCGACCTGGTGGTGGTCAGCCGCGTAACAGTGGTGCGTATTTTGCGCTTGACGGTAACGTCGAGCTTGGAGAGTCGGACGCACCTCGCATGAGTTCTGGCAGCTCGGCATCGGCTCCCGAGGGTACAGCGTCTACAGGCGCGATGCCCAACGATGATATACCTTTTTAATTAACCCCCCTTATTAACTAGAAAGGTAGGGGGCGTCCTGACTGAGCTGTCACTGAGAACAGGGCGTCCCCATTTTTTATGGAAGATATTGTAGAAAAAATAGATGAGTCCGAAGTCGAGAAGAGCCAGAACAGGGCTTATCTTGGCGCGTCAATGATTGGCAATGAGTGCGAAGGTTACTTGCAGATGGGATTGCGCGGCTATCCTAAAAAACCCTTCCCTCCAAATGTACTGCGCATATTCCAGCTTGGTCACATCATTGAGGACTTGGTTGTTGGTCACCTAAAGAAGGCTGGCTATCACGTCATGGAGAAGGATGACTTCACCGGACGCCAGTTTGAGTGGAAGGATATTGGCGGTCACATCAAGGCTCATGCTGATGGCATGATTGACCTTGGTCTTGGTCGCTTATCCCTACTAGAGATTAAGTCGATGAACGATAAGAAGCACAAAGAGTTCGTCAAGCGTGGCATCAAGGCCGCAAACAAAACCTACTATGAGCAAGTCCAGATGATGATGGGCATGAGCGGCACCCTCAAAGAGGCTCTGTTCATTGCTTACAACAAGAACAACAGCACTTACCACTGTGAGGTTGTTGAGTTCGATGACTTGGATTACGCGTTCATTGTAGACAAAGCCAACCGCGTTCTTGCTGGCAGCGCTGTTCGTCTACGCAGAGAGCGAGGGAAGTTCCCCTGCTCCTGGTGTGACCGAGAAGCCTTGTGCTGGACAGACGAGGCAGACGAAGAAATACCTGCGATTTGCAGGACATGCGACCACGCTCGTGCTCACGAAGACGGTGGGTGGAAGTGCACCTTACATAAAAAAATATGCGACGACCCTTGTGATGACTGGGTCAGGCTGAAGATGGAGGAAGCATTGTGAGTTACTTAGAGAGACTGCTTACTCTCGACAAAGTTATCGAGCAGTTAGGGCAGTCAAAGTGTGAAGAGATAAAGCTCAGTCATCAAGTGGTGAGTATGAGCGAGCGGATTGGCCAGATGGGGGAGAGTGATAAAAAACCTTCTGACTCTCTCATCAAGGTGATGGACAAGCGGCGCTACACAAGAGAGCGACTGACTGAGGTTCGGGTAGAAATACAAGAGCTGGAGACAGAAAAAGAAAGACTAAAAACAACACTGGAGTTTGGCGATGAGTAGGATATTACAAGACGCGATTGATGTTATTGAAGAACGTGGTGAGAGCTACGGTCATCCTCGGGATAATCTAAAACGCATCGCCGAGATGTGGAGCACTTACTTAGGCATTGAGGTCGGCATGCACGACGTGGGTATGATGATGATATTGCTAAAGGTTGCTCGCACTGTTCCGACCCCTGCACATAGAGACAGCTTGGTTGATATTGTTGGTTATGTCGGCGCTATAGAGCAGGCACTAGACCTTGATTAAGATGTGGCATGTGACTGTCCGCGAGGCAGAAGAAGGCGCGATGTTCTTAGACATGTCGGATGTCCTCGATGACATAGGCTGGGAGCATGGAGACGAACTTGTCTTCATCAAGAAGGAAGACGGCTCCATACTCATTCGGAAAAAGTTTAGTCCCAACCCTTAGTCCAGTTAGTGTTCCAGCCTGATGACTTCTTGCCTGGTTTCGTTGGTTCTCCAGCCACCTTGTCTACGAGGTCTTCTCTGAGACTTCTGATGCCACCAGCTACAGGAATACGTTGAGCAACTGCTCTCATGGCATTTCTTTCTTTGCCTGTGCCGTTCTCATCTCCGCGCATTGCGGCATCCCAACCACCAGATACAACGTCATATCCAGCCCACAAGGTTCCTACCCAAGGACCGCCTGCAACACCTGCTGTTCGCATGGCTCCGTAGGCACCGCCTTGGTCAACTTGTTCAGTAGTCTGATACATCATGTCTGCGAGGAGGCCCAAGCCACCGAGCATCACAAAGCCTTCCAGATACCAACCCAAGAATGCGTCTACGTCTCCGTGTAAGCCAGGGTCGAAACCAAGACGTTCTGCCATTTCTTGTGCAGAGCGTTCTCGTAGATTGTCCCCGTCCTCACCACGTCTCTGCACCACGTCTTTGACGGCCAGAGTTCCGGCACCCGCAGCAGGAGCCACCGAGGCCAGCATCAGGAGAGGACCAAAACGACGTCCACCACCTGTTACGGGGTCGACTTGTGTGGCCTGCTTGATGCTGTCGCCCACCATGCGCTGAAGCATAAGTGGGTATGACTTGAGCTGGAATATCATGGCACCGACGGGTGTCTGAGCCCACAACGGAATGTCGTTGGGGTTAGGTGTGAAGATGCTTTCGTTAGCAAACTTGTTAATTGCAGAGCGAAGTTCAGGCATCTCGTTAAAGTCAGAGACGTTGTCGATGCGACGGTTTTGAGCCAGCATATCATCCAAGCCGTAACGACGGAGGATGCGGTACGCTTTCTTGAACGTCCGGTTCTGGGCGGTCAGTGGCGCTTGCGGGTTGAAGTTCGTAATCGCTCGGTTGAACTCAGACTTGAACCACTCAAAGCCAACTGCCCCAGCCATCTCACGCTGTGTGTTTGTCCATGGTGTGAGCATTGTGCCGTTAAAGAATGCGACAGTGTTCTTGGACGATACAGAGCCATAGAGCCCCGTCATGCGCTCGTGAATAATGTTCTCAATCGCAACCCCAGAAGACCTGATGAAGTCCCTGTAGTGTGGGTCTGCGGCGTATTTAGCCATGCCCTGAGACCAAGACTTGAGGCTGCCAGTTCTAATGGCGGACAGTGCAGGGTCACCCAATGACGTGAGGGTTGTGAAGCCCAACAATGTCACCGAGTTAAAGTTACGCATGTTCTTGGAGAAGGTATGAGCGCCAGAGAAGTTTACCGAAGAGGCATCAACTGGTTTGCGCATAATCGCGCGCATAACGCCGTTGGCACCTTTGACCACATCAGCGTGCGGACGGCTTCCAAGAGCCTGTCTATCCATGATTGCGCCAGTGATAGCATCCACGCGCTTCTCATAGACCCCTTTGTCTATTGCGTTTGTGCTTGTGTCGAGAGACATCAGATAATCTTTTACCGCAGCGCTTCCTTCTTGCGCACGGCTGATTGCTTCTTTTGCAGCCTCGACACCACCAGCACGGTCCTGGAACGGCATCGGTGTGATGCGCTCCAGACTGCCAATGTCTACGGTATCGTTAGTGTTGCTCTCGAATGAACGAAGCTCGCGCTTCGCTATTTTGTTCGTTGACAGCAGGTGGCCAATAGACTGGGTCATGTCACCCGAGTCCTCTATGACTAACATATAGTCATGGAAGCCGTGCGATTGTTGACCGAACTTCTGAGAGAAGTCGATGCGACGAACAGCACCGTCCACATACTTAGACATGATGGCCTCGAGGTCATCCTCTAAATAGTTTCCAACATCGTCGAGCTCTTCCACAAACTTATCTAGGCGAATGAGGCGCTGGTAATCAAGATGGTCACCAGTGACGTCACGACTGCCGCCAGTAGGCGGTGGTGTGTAGACGCCATCGTCGTCGATGAGGTTGCCCATAACACGACGGGCTGTCTCTAGCGCCTGGTTATCATTCAAGGGGGCGTCTCTATCCATAGACTCACGCTTGAAATAGTTGGCCATGGACTTGAGGAAGGCGTCTTCGTTCTGACGTATCTTCTCGACATTCCAGACTTGTGGGAAGTAGTTGTTTACCGCCCCAATCATAACGCCCTGGTCCTTCATCTCTCCGTGTAGACGGTCAAAGATGCCCCGGATGTTTTTGTATGCAGCTCGTTCTGCTGCGTCCATGCTTTGCTCGTAACGGTTGCCCGTTGGTCGGCGCAGTGCGTTCACAATTTTCCTGTGAGAACCAGGTTGTTTTGCGCGGAACTTCTCAGGCATGAACGTGTATTGAGTTTGCGAACGGAGCCATGAGTTCAGAGTTCCAGGGCTGTCCTTGAGGCTACGCAACTGCTTGAACAGTGGCACAAGTATGCTGCCTGTCTTGCCGTTGACGCGCTCAAAGTGACCTGTGCCTGCCTCGCGCGATGGCGCAATCCAATCAGCAAACCAATTTAGTCCATCACGACGCAGACGCTCTGAGTTTTCAAGGAACCCTTTGTTCCAAAGTCGGCCCATTGCCCCAGCTTCGCGAGAGTCTGGCACCTTGCCTTTCGACATCTTAATCATGCCGCTAGTGGCAGACGGAGCCATGCCTGACTGGTC